CCTACCATTCCAAAATCTAAACGCAACAATTAAAGAAGGCGGCGTCACTGTGGCCAATATCCTAAGTTGTGATATCAACTTTGATTTTGGCTTGGACGGCGACTCTTACGCTATCGGTGGTAAAGGCTTTAGAACATACATCGACCCAGGTATTGTGTCAATTTCTGGGACGATTAAAGCGTTCTTCCAAAATAAGGACCTTTTAAACAAAGCGGTTAACGGTACGGAATCCAGCTTGGAATTGCGACTTGAACAAGATGACTGGTCGCTTACATTCAAATTGCCTGAACTTGTGTACGAACGACAATCTCCAGGCATCGATGGTCCTCGTGGCGTCAATATTGAATTGCCGTTTAAAGCATACTATCGTGCAGATGCTGGTCGCTCCGCATCCATCATTACATTAGTTAATAATCAAGAACAATACTAGGAGGTGCCAACATGGCATTTGAAGATATTAAATTAAGAGGTTTAACATTTGCTGAGCGTAGCGAATTGATTAAGGCTGAATTAGATCCGTTATACACACCTCTTCCGGAAGAAACTCCTGAACCGGCTAAATTATTGTGGTATCGCGATTTAGCCGAATGGATTATGAAAAATGTGTATAAGATGTCTGATAGTGAAATCGCAGAAGCACCAAACGATGGCGTTATGGAATTAGCAATTGAAACTATGCGTTTCACTAACGAAAAAAAGGCTGAAATCGAAAAAAACTAATTGATGCGTGGAGTTGGCTCAACTCCGACAAACCAAAATACTGCTCTGATTGTATCAAGATGCAACGTGAGACTAAACAGCATTTTGACTGCTCGGAGTGTGAGTTTAATTCCCCGCATCAATTAGATGGAACGAGACAAGCAATGCGAGTATACAATGCTAGTCGTATGCAACGACGATGGCATTCAGGCGGTATTGCTGGATTCGATATGCCTGCGGTGTTAGAAGTGGCGAGGGCTTACGGCATCGAGCCACTACCGCACCTTATCGATTTGCTTATAATCTTGGAAGCTAAAGAGTTGGAGGTGGCGCACAAGAATGGCCAATAATTTAATTGATATTGTCGTTCAGCTTACCGATAAGAATACGGAAGCCGGACTCAAGAAAATTACGGCAAGTGCCGAAGGCGCCAAATCCGCCCTTGGCAAAATGAAGAATGATCTCATGGCGATAGGTGCTGGTGTTGGTGTTGTAGGCATCGGCGCCAAATTGGCCAAAGAGGCAATTCAATGGGATGTGGCCGTTAAGAAGTTATCAGGCATTACCGGTGCTACGGCAAAAGAAACCAGTGAACTATTAGCAGTGGCCAATTATATGGGCGTTGCTATGGAAGATAGTGCTGGTGCATTTGCTAAGTTCTCTAAGAACGTCGGAGCGGCCAAAGAGAAAATGGAAGTCGCTCGGGCAGAGGGGAAACTCGGCACTGATATATTCAGTAAATTAGGCTACACACTTGAAGATATCCAAGGCAAGAATACTGTTGAAGTGTTTAAGATGATACAGGAACGTCTAAGAGGCATGAAGGACGGGGCTGAAAAGACTCGTGTCGAAATGGAACTCTTTGGACGTACTGGGTATCAGATGCACGCCATGCTTAATATGTCTGCTGAACAGATGGACAAAGTGGCTGAACGTGCAAAAGCGATGGGCCTTATCATTGACGATGAGACTGCAGCTAAATCTGCGAAGTTAAATCGGGAATTAAAGGATTTAGAAAATACAGGGAAAAGGCTTGCAGTATCCATCGGCCATGAGTTAGTTCCTGTGTTTAATGATTATGCAAAAGGCGTATTAGACGTCGCTAAAGAATTCGAGTCGATGACCGCTGAGCAAAAGGAAGCTATCGGCGGAATTGTTAAATTCGGTGCAGAAGCCGGAGCAGTTATTGTCGTTATGCGATCACTAACCAGTGCACTCGGATTTATGCGATTGGCCACACTTGCTGCAGCTGGCCCTTGGGTAACATTAGCTACGGTAATCGGACTTGCTGGGAAAGCATTACTCGATTTTCGCTACAATGAAAAAACATCTGGATCTTATATGGGCGTAGATGTTGATGGGAAGCGTATTCACAAGAATACGAACTCAACAACAGGCCTGTCTGATAAGTTTAGGGAATCACACGATACTCGATATTGGATTGAGGATAGTGCGTGGCTTGGTCTTGTAAAGAATGACCGCTTAGCCACAAAAGAAGAAGGCGCTAGAATCGATGCGGCTTTAAAGCAAAAGGAAGAGGCGGATGCTGCAAAAGCGAAACTCGATGAGGAACTTGCAAAAGCAAAAGAGGACCTTGCTAATGGTGGAGGTTTAACCAATACCGAGGCTATCAATAAAGCGAATGAGGAAGCAGCGAAAGCGGCCAAAGCTCAAGAACAGGCTGCTAAGAAAGCCCAACAAGCGGCTGAAAAGTTGACGAGTGCAGTGGAACGTATGGCCGATTTGTATCGGTCACTTACTTTACAAAGCCTACAAATTGACGGCAGTCAATACGAAATTGATAAGCTAACTGCTAAGAACCAGTTTGAGTCAAACGAAAAAAATATTCGTGATATTATCCGCTCTGTTTCAGGCGTGAATAGTGGCGCTATAGGACAAGCCGTGAGCGTACTGGATGCAGCTAATGAGCAACTCGGTAAGGCATACGAGTTAGGAGCAGATGGTACATGGGCAACAGATTGCGGTAAGTTATTCTCCGATTCGGTACTCCAAGCATTCGGTAAGGACGTACCACGATATGTCCCATCTATCATGGAGGCAGCAAGAGCTGCTGGCGCATGGCATGATGAGGGCGATGGATATGTCCCTAAAGCCGGAGATGGTGTGGTTGTACTTGGCGATAATCACATTGTTATTAGTGACGGAAGCGGCGGATATACTGGCGCTAATTCAAGCACGGGTGTAATTGCTAAGCCATCTGTTACCGGCGATTTTGGTGCTATTACAGGGTACGTAGACACTAGCTTATTAGCAGGTGCTACATCGGGCGCCACTGCTGATACCGCAGGCAGTGCGGCAAATGCCAAAAAGCTTGCTGAGTCAAATCTAACCGCTCAAGTTAGAGCCAAGAATGAAGAGTTGTATCAAAAGCGATTAGCTGAAGCACAACGAAATCAGGCTATCCGAGTTCGCAAGATGAACGAGGATATTAAGAAACTCGATCTTGAACGCACAGGTGACCGTTTGCAATTACTCAAAGCTGAAGCTGAAGCACAAAAGGCGCAGATTGACGATAACGTTCGTGAGTACACAAAAGCGGTAGGTGATAAGGAACTTGCTGAAAAGAAAGCTCAAGCAGAGCGCCTAAAATTGGCATCTGATACTGAGCAGAAAATCAGAGAGTTGGCGTACACGCAAACGAGTGAAACCGTTGACCACTTAACCAATATGGTTGCGCTTGGTCGATTGTCTCGTAGTGATGCGGACGCACTACTTGCTGAAGAGTTAAAGACCTATATTGACTATGCACGGAGTGAAGTCAATGAGGCCCAGCTAACGGCTACTCAAAGGCTGCAAATTGAAAAGAACCTATTAGAGTCTCAACAGAAACTATGGGAACTCGCCGGTCGTAGTCTTAAAACAAGTCTCCAAGAAGCTGCACGCCAATATAAGCAAGAGACTACCAATTATGCTGATTTAGCGAAGTCTACTTTTGATAGTACGATGAGCTCTATCAACTCAGCATGGACGAATAATCTCGAGGCTATGGCAACAGGAACGAAGTCATTTAGTAAAGGTATTAAGGACATATTCAAGGATATGACAAACGCCATTATTAAGATGATGATTCAGTTAACGTTCCAACAATATGTTATGCCCAAGTTGCAAGGATTATTCGGTGGTGCAGTAAGTGGTATTGGCTCACTAGGTGCTGCAAAAGGGACATCGTCCTTTGCTGGTGGCGGTTCGTTTAGTTCTGCATTTACGGGCAATCGATTTGCTGCCGGAGGAAAAACGAACCCAGGGCTTATGTTGGTTGGTGAAAACGGACCAGAACTATTACAGTCCTCTGGATCCCATCGTATTTACACAGCAAGCGAAACTCGCAGATTGGTAGGTGGCGCTACAAGCAACAATGTAGTTGTTAATATCATCAATCAGTCTGGTCAAGAACTTGAAAGCAAGCAGCAGAACTCTCGGTTTGATGGTGAGAATTATGTTATCGATGTAGTAGTTCGTGCTATGGAATCAAACAAAGGAGGTATGCGTGACGCCATCAAGGCATCCGCAGTATAACTATGGCAGTATTTCCAGATATTCGATGGCCGATATATCCAATTCAGGAGACTACTCCAGATATTTCGTATAAGGGCCAAGTTGAAAACATGACGCTAATCACCAGGAAAAAGACGACAAAGACCCGGCGGACATATTCTGTAGGGTACAAGTTGCCAACAGCTGAGTACTATAAACTTCGGACGTTCTATGACGACGTCAACTGTTCGGGTATATTCGACTGGGTACATCCAGAAACACGGGAAACATTAAAAGTGCGATTTGCTGATCAGTTAGACTTTGCGGCGAATGACTACGGAGTGTGGATGGGAACCGTGAAATTACAGGAGGTATAACATGTTACCACTCTCAACGGCATCGATTTTAGAGAAAAACCAAATATCGGCCACGGGTGTGTGGTTAATGCTGTTAGAAATATCTTATAAAGGGGATACGATTCGATTGGTATACAATACGGAGAATATCCAATTTCAAGGTAATACTTATATTGCATTTCCATTTACCATTCAAGATGTCACTGAGAATGCAACGGATTTGCCTAATATTAAGTTATCTGTATCTAACGTTACTCGGACAATCCAGCGTATGGCAGAGTCTAATAATGGATTCACTGGAGCCAATGTCATCATTCGTGTAGTGAATACGAACATACCTGATGTGTGCGAGCAAGAGGAGCATTTCGTAATTACGGGAACTCATGCAAACGCAGAATGGATGGAGTTTACACTGGGTACTGACTTTAGCTTTACTCGACGATTCCCGTTAATCCGTGTGATGAAGGATTTCTGCCCGTTCAAATTTAAAGGGGTTCAATGTGGATATAAGGGTCACGAAAATCAATGCAATAAAACCCTAGCGCGATGTCGTGAATTGGGGAACAGTACTCGATTTGGAGGAGAACCTACTATTCCGCAAGGAGGACTATATGCATCCAATAAGTGATTTGACTGATATGATAGGTACCCCATTCTCGGGAATGAAATGCTGGGATGTAGTTGTTGAGGTATATCGGCGTAGTGGAGTATCACTACCCGAATATACCCAAATCCAAATGGATGAATGGCGCGAGGTTCGTGAGCCAATGCCAGGGAGTGTTTTGGTATTTGCGCTATATGGTAAAAATCTCGATCATGTAGGGGTTTATCTTGGCGAAGGTAAATTTATACACGCTACTGAACACAGTGGCACCTGTATAGAGCATATATCAAGGTACGTACCTCGATTGAAGCACATATATGAAAGGAAGGAGTAGCAGATGATTAACGTAATTATTGTAAATAATCCGTTCAAGCCAGAGCAACGGGATACGAAATATTTGCCATTTAAAAAGGGCAAGTCTATCAGCTATTACTTCAACGCACCTGGGGAATGGGCGTATTCAGTAAATGGACATGAGGCGGCGCCGGATACAGTTGTAAACGATGAAGACTACATTGTAGTAATGCCTCGAGTTGAGGGCAAATTCTTTGGTGTTCTTCTATCAATAGGGATGGCCGTATTTACCGGTGGTATTGCTTCGGGTGCTATCTTTGGCATCCAAAGCTTGATTTGGCGGTCAGTCATCGCTATGGCGGTAGGGATGATAGGTAATGCTATTGTCTCAAAGTTAACTGCTCCTAAGGTTGACCGTTCGAATTCCGAACAGTCAAATACATATGGCTGGGGAGGCACTGAAACTGTTACTGGGCAGGGCTACCCTTTAGCCGTGACGTATGGCCGGATGAAAAGCGCAGGGTTGTTATTATCCCGCCATGTAATTAGTGATGGTGAAAAGCAGTATCTTAACCTTTTATACTGTGCGGGTGAGGGCGAATTATCAAAAATAGAAGATATTCGTATTAATGCTAACCCAATCAGTAATTATAAAGACGTACAGGTGGATATCAGAAAGGGCACAAATGACCAAACAGTTATCCCAAATTTCAATGATAACTTTGCAGATCAATCCCTAAACTATGAATTGACTGAATCATGGAACACGCAACAGGTACAAGGCGATGCATGTGACGCGATAGAGTTAACTGTTGGATTCCCAAACGGATTATATTATTCAAATGATAGCGGCGGCGCTGACCGTACATCTGTCACGTTGAAAGCAGAAATTCGTAAGGTAGGTGATGAGTCCTGGCAGGCATTACCTTTAGCAAATCAAAAGGGCATGGCCGGCCATATTAAGCGCCGCGATGCGTGGAACTTTATTAAGTCAGATAATAGCGTTACAAATACATCTGATTACGCAGGACGAATTGAAGAGGCGACAAATAATGCGTTTTATCGTGTATTTCGCTTTGACAATCTCGAAAAGGCTCGCTACGAAATCCGTATGCGCTGCAGTGCGAAAGATGGTAAAAGCTTGCGCCATGTCAATAAGGTCTATTGGGTGCAGTTAACCCAAATTATTTATGATGATTTTGTGCATCCGGGAAAAGCCCTCATTGGAATTAAGGCATTGGCTACATCTCAGCTAAGCGGTACTGATCCAAAAGTAACGTGGATTCAAGAGCGCTCAGAGGTGTATGTGTTCAATCCGTATATTAATAAGTACGAAGCTCAACCAGCGGATAATCCGGCATGGGCTGCTTATGATTTAATCCATATCTGCCGTAAGATTGGCGGTGAATATATTGTATTCGGACAGCCCCATATGCGCCTTGATTATAACGCATTTAAGGCGTGGGCAGATAAGTGTAAAACGAATGGGTTTACGTTCAACTATATATACGACACCGCTATGAGATTATGGGATGCGTTAAAGTATCCAGAGGCAGTAGGTCGAGGGAAAGTGATTCCTGTAGGAACCAGGTTCACATGTGTTAGTGATTACCAATCTACACCGGTGCAGTTGTTTACTGTAGCCAATATAAAACACGGTAGCTTTACTGAAGAGTTTCAAGGTGTAGAGGCTAGGGCGAACTCTGTTGAAATATCGTTCCTTAACAAGGATAAGGATTATGAACGAGACGTCATCCCTGTATATGGGGATACTTATGACGAGTCGGATACGCTAACAAATCCGGCACAAGTTGAACTCATGGGGTGTACCAGTCTTGAGCAGGCCTATAAACACGGTAAGCATTTCTTGCGATGTAATAAATATGAAATACGTACTGTGACAATAGAGGCGTTTACGGATGCTATAGCATGCACAGTAGGGGATATAATATTAATCCAGCACGACATACCTGAATGGGGCGAGGGCGGTCGTGTGGTTGCGGTAAGTGGCCAGACGATTACACTCGATAAGGAAGTGTCGGTACAACCAGGGAAGAATTATCAGTTGCTAATTCGTAGCAATTCTACGGATATCGTCTCTACGTTTAACGTAGTAAATGTATCAGGTCTCAATGTGATTGTTAAAGAGGCTATACCGGTGCAGCCTGATGCGGTGTATGCATTCGGAGAGATTTCTAAATCGGCTAAGCCATTTCGTGTGTTAGCTATTACAAAGACACTATCAGAAATGACCCGTAAGATCCAATGCATGGAATATTATCCAGAACTTTACGTATCGGATGATGGCACGGTACCAAGCATTGATTATACGAATCACGGTGCATCTGATATTCAAGCAGTAGGGTTAGTGAGCGATGTCTATGGTGCTAATGGCATCATGTATTCACGAATAGGTGTAACGTGGCAGTTACCTCGTGATGGAAAAGTCTCAAACGTAGTCGTGAATTACCGAAATGTAAAAAGCGATACGTGGACATATATTGGAAACTACCCAGCATCCACAAACGCTACCACGATATCTGATGTGCTACTAGGTGCCACCTATGAAGTACGCGTGCAGGCAATTAATGAGTTAGGTCAGCTGACTATTGGCGTGACGAAATCTATAGCCATACCTAAGATGCAAACGCCTGAGGATGTGCAAAATTTGCACGTACTCAGTCGATATAATCAGACTGCAGATAAAAGTGTTTACTACGATTTGCAAGTGTTGTTTGACCCGCCTAGTAATCCTGCCAACTTCGATGTGGCGGAGGTTTGGTATCTCTTGAAGTCGAAGAGCGGAAAGCCTGTGCCAGGTCAAGAATGGCAGTACGCTGGCAGTAGTAATAGTCAGGTTATTATCAAATCATTAGGTCCAGGTGAGGAGTATAGAATCAAAGCGATTTCGGTTGACCGATTTGGTAACCGGGCAGAAACAGCTCAAATGGTTGATGTGATAGTCAAACCGATGGATGCGATACCCGATATGCCTAGCAACTTCGGTATTACTTTCAGTAGAAACGCCACCGCATCATGGAATGAGGTGCTGAATGCTGACGTCGAATATTACGAATTACGCACCGATAATAACCCCGGTAAAGATACGAATGCTTTATTGGCAAGAGTTAAAGGTACCTCTGCTGTACTTACTTTAACTAAACGAGCAGATACCGTTTATTTATACGCTCGCAGCACGTTAGGCAAATATTCGACTGCAGCAACGTATGAGTATAACGTTCCGCAGTTGGCCGCGCCTGAGCTTGTAGTAAAAAATCAGTTAGGGGGATTTAATCTTTACTTCTCTACTAAGCCGGCACAAGCATACGCAATCAGATGCCACGTGATCGGAGATGAGCGCACTGATGATTTTGAAACTACTAGCACCATGCTGACGTATTCGAACTCAGCCGGAATATATCGGATACGTTGCTCGTTTGTGGATGTGTTCGGAGATGGACTCGTTAACGAGAAGCAAGTCGTGATTAAGACACAAATTGATGCTAGCTTGCTAGACCTTGAGTCTCTTGGGCTGAATAAAGTTGATGAACGAATTAAGGAACTTGATAAGAAATTCAATACGAATTCTGAAGAGACCACTAGAAGAATTACGAATTTGGCGTCACATACGGAATCTCGCATTACTGAGTTAGCTGGTAGCATCGATTTACAAGTTAAAAAAAGTATTGGCGAGATTGATGGTGGTGAGTTGGTGTCTCGCATTAACCTCAGTCAGTCCGGTGTATACATTGCAGGAAAATTGATTCACATCACTGGAGCAACTAAGTTCGATGATAACGTCATTGTTAATAAGATGATTCAGGCCAAGGCAGTCACCGCCGATAAATTACAGGTTGAGAACTTAGCGGCGGTGTCCGGTACAATCGGGTTACTTCGCTCGAAAGAGACTGGCGCTCGTGTTGAGATTGAGGATAATCTTATTACAGGTTTTGATGATGATAACAACCCTCGGATTAAACTTGGGTGCTGGTAGGAGGTATTATGGAACCCCATGTATTAGCTTATGATGCTAACGGCAACATCATACTAAATCTCAAGGAAAGGCTCACACGTATCGAGGGGCGGATGTATGTATCTGACATCCCAAATCGACGCCAACAAATTACTGTGAATGGTTTGCAGCCTGGGCAACATGTCTGGGCCGCAGCCATGGGGCAGTACTTAGTGGCAGAGGTTAGGGGCAATATCATAACATATTATTTTGCAGTGTCCCAGGATGAATATAATATCAATCGTCAATTTAAAGATCTTACATATGAAGGGTGGTTGGCGTATGGAATTTATTAACATCCAGAATAAAGAAGGTGTCACGATTATAAACGATACCTATGACAATCTAGTATATCTTAGTTTCCCTAAACAAAAAGAGGCAGTTCTGTACACCGGGGCAATGAGGGGGATAACGCCAACGGTTCAAATCCCGCTCAAGCCTGTAACTTACATTCCTATGATGGTGCCTACAAGTAAATTCCAATATGGATATATCGCAGGGGAGGCTAATGTAATCCAGGTATTTTATGTCACTAATTACGCATATCATGGTGATGCACCTCTTATAGCAGTATCAGTTCCACAAGGATATGAATTCGCGGCCCAGTGGGTTCATAAACGTCGTGAACGATTAATGGTGCTGGTAGTGGATGTAATTAAACCAGGCGAAAAGGTAACACAAGCAATGGTTGATGAAGTGAAGGCTGGTATTAAATTCTATTGCTTTGGATACTTCGAGGACGTTGTGGCTAATGCAGATACACCTCGTATTCGATTTGTTGACAAGGTAGGGAGTAGTAAGCCTAATACGGCATTGCAAGTGCTTGGCCGTCACAAGTACTATAAAGCATCCTGGGCAGCAGATTACAATCTGCAGAATGATGTGATATATGATAGCCGCATCAGGTACCTACGCATAATCGATCACTATGCGCATGATTGGTATAACCAGTTATCAAACTACGTTCCGGATACTTTTACAAACATGGCTCGTGATCCAAAGGCTTATGGCGTCAAGGTTGCGATTATACCCATGTCCGTAATCGATGTATCCGTTTGGGGGCCCAATATCAATAACGGAGATAAAAAGTCACACACGGGGCGAGTGTGGCAAACGTTCAGATTTCACGATGAGAGTACTGTATCGCTGAAATCGTATCAGTTCATTGATTGGAATACAGTCACCACGTATCCTGTAGGTTGCTCGGGTAAGACTACATCTCAGTATTTGGTAGTCGATGTGACCGGGTACGACAAACAAGGTACAATTCCATTCAATTAAGGGAGATGATAAGTAATGAATGTAAAAGATATAGACCTCAATATTGGCGAGGATTTCGGGATAGTTTATGCAGTTCAAGATGACAATGTAGATTTGACTGGATTCAAGTCAGTATTCGCCATACGAAAGCGAGCAAGTGGTCCACTTGTTATTAAAGTACAGGGGGTAGCATCAGGGAAGATTGCGACATTCAATATTTCCGGAAAGGATACCCTAGAAATCAAGTCCTTTGGTGAGCATGTGTATGATGCTTTTGCATATAAGGAATCGGAGCCTAGCCGATATTACAAACTGGGTATGGGGGTAGTCAATATAATTCAGGATGTGGCCATGCATGATTAGAGGAGGAATGTATTATGCAAAACGAAGCGTTACCAGTAAGAATTGAAGGTCCGATTAAAGTAGAGGCGGAAGTAAAAGCAACCATGGTAGGCGATAATGGGAAAAGTGCTTATGAAATTGCTTTAGTACATGGATTCGTAGGAACCGAGGAGGAGTGGTTGGAATCCTTAAAAGCGAAGATGCCTAACTTATCAGGCGTTGTTTCAGCACTTCAAGGTAAGAACGTTCTTATTAATAGCGGTACCCTTGAAGCGATATTATCTGCTATAGTCCACGCATTGGTGGAGCAACCTTATGCGCCACTTACATTTAACGAACCAAGAAAAGGGGATACGGAAGTTCGAGTATCTGGACAAGATGGCTTTAAAGTTCGAGTGCGTGGTGAGGAGGAATCTGTTGAAATCCAATCCGGAAGTGCCACTATTAGAATTCAGCCTTATGGCGCAGATGATATTTATCTTAAATATCTTAACTTAATCGATCATGTCGTTGATACTGTTAAAATCAAAGGTCTTGTTGAATTCAATCCGGAAACGGCCACAGAGATTCTGCCTAAGCAGTTCTATGGCCGTAGTGACTTAGAGGGTGAACTTACCTGTCCAAACGTTGTTAAGGTTGGTGCATCAGCATTCGTTGGAACCGATCACAACATTATCAATTTGCCGAAGGCCACTGATATTGATAGGGATGCTTTCGCTAACAGTTCTCTTGCCGTAATCAATATCCCCGCATTTGTATGGGCAGATGATAACCTTGATTTAAAATCTTATGGCCTCATTAGGGTTAATAAAATGACTGTTAGCGAGGAATCTCATCCGCCACGAAATGTTATGATGCAAAAAATTTCATTAGAGGTCTACAATCCGGACCATACTAAAAAATGGGATCTTTATAACGAGAAATGGGAGAAAGCGGAGGCCTAAATGGACGAAATTAGATTATTGCTAATGGACTTCGGAATTCCGGCATACTTTGCAGATATTGGATTTTGGGTGACCCTCTTGGGGGTCATCTGGGCCGCCCTTAGGGGTTCGTTTCGTGCGATGGTGTGGTTTTTAGAACATACCTCACTAGCTGCAGTTAAGCAAGAATTAGATGACCATTTGGCTAGACGCATGGATAAGCAGCGTAAGGACTATGATGATAAGTTATCCGATGCTATCAATAGTATCGCTGATTTAACAAAAAGCAATCAGGAAATACTAAAGCAATTAGTCAAGCTGGAAGAACGAGATGCAGCGAAATTTCACCGGCTTAATAACCTTGAAACCACAGTTCAGAGTCTGAGTACTGAACTGATGCATATCCAAGTTCTAAACAATATGCCGATAGGAAGAAGTATCACACTTAACACGGATGATATAGGAGGTGACTGATAATGAAATATCAAATCATGAACCGACTGAAATCCGCATATAGTGCTGTTCGTGTTGCTAACATTAGACCTACTGGAGTACTAGCGACAAGAATTCTAGTACTTGTTATGCTAATTCCTATTTGGCTAGTCATAACAGAGTATGTTATGGCATTTGCTAGGGGCTATGTATCAAGTGAAACTAATAAGTTGATTGATGTTGGACTCAATATTATTGACCATATATTCATTCCTAGTGTATTGACAGCCGTAGTAGGCTTCCTAGGACTTTGGTTGGATAGAAACAATAATGGGGTCCCTGATAAATTAGAAGGAGGTAGTTGTAATGACGAAAATATTTATAAATCCAGGTCATGATATTGACCTGGACTCTGGAGCAGTAAATCCTAACACAGGACGTCGTGAATGCGACGTTGCTCGTGATGCGGGTAAGTTATTGGCTTGTTATTTACAAACAGCAGGATGTGAAGTGCGCACTCTGCAGAATGACGACTTAGGTCTTGTATGTGCTGAGTCCAACGAATGGGGTGCAGATATATTCGTATCGCTTCACTGTAACGCTTTTAACACGCAAGCTCGTGGCACTGAAACGCTTTACAAATCCTTTAACGGCCAACGATTAGCGAATGACATTCAAAGTCAAATTATCCGGAGCATTGATACCGTGGATCGCGGCGTGAAAGAACGGCAAGATTTATGGGTATTAAACGGAACGGATGCAACAGCCGTGTTAGTTGAAATGGCATTCATTGATAATGATGAAGACCTAGCACTACTTAATAATGACCTTGATACTATTGTGAGAGCTATTGCACGTGGTATCACAGATTATGCAGGAGGGGTATAATGTATGACAAAATCAAAGTTTTACTTAATCGCCTTAGTTACCGCCATGCTGTTATCGGTGGTATTGTGCTCCTCTCCGTCTTTTGCTGCTGGTACATCTTCCATGAACCAAACGGAAGCAACAATAACGATTCCCTTAACACAGTGGAACGAATTGAAAGACAACAACGCGAGAGCGTTGAGCTTAATCGAGACATCCAGCGCTCCATTGACCGAGGTACAGTCCTTAGTCATGAAGCAAAGGGAAGAATTGAACGAAGCACACAATACAATCAACAAATTGGAGAACGAATTAATGCAAGCCAAACTTCAATCAATGAAGCAAGAAATTGTCTTGTCCGAAATGCAGAACTCTTTGACAGAGTTGAAAGGGCAAATCGACAACGACAAGAGAACAATCAAACGCTTACGAATGCAACGCAACCTATCCCAAATACTGGGAGCAGGTGCGACAATTGGAGCAGTAATTCATCGATGATTGAGAGGTGATCCAAGCATCTCCTGAGCATGAGCAGGTGGACTCATGGATTGAGTACTGTAATAATGTAAAAGACCTTACCAGGATATAACTTGGTAAGGTCTTTTTTTTGTGTAAAAAATTTTAAAAAAGTACTTGCAAATAACACGGTATCGTGTTATAATAAAACCATAGAAAGGAGGTGAAAAGTTGAAAATGAAAAAGAAGTGGTTAAAGTGGTTACCGCCTTTAGTAATCGCAATCATCCAGCTAATCACGGCGGTGATAACAGCGATTAACAAGGAGTAACCACAGGAGCCCGATAGGGCTCCTACCATCTCTCTTTCATTATATCAACTGAGGTATAATGATGGCAAGGTTAACATTAATAATCAGCGTGATAGCGCTAATCCTATCAATCTACAATTTACTGAAAGCGACGGGGGTATTATGAAGTTAGACGATGTAATGACAACCCAAGAGGCGGGTGAGATATGGGGTGTACCCGCCGACTCGATTAAGCAATGTTGCTTAAAGCGATACGCAAATAAACAGTTTAAGGATACCGAATGCCGGAAATCCGGTAAGTCATGGCTAGTAACTAGACAAGGAATGGAAAGGGTGTACGGAATGGCTAAAGTTAGAATAACAGTAAAGGATTTATATAAATATATTTGTGAGCATAATAATATCTCGGACGTTGTAGATATATCAGATTTACAAGAGGATGGATATAAGCGATTAAGACGTGCGTTAGACTGGAATAACATTCCTGTATTACCTCCAGAGGGCCATATAAGTGGTTGGGATGACCAGGTAGCAACATTCAGGAGTGAACTTGAATTCGATAAATTTATGGAAATTTGGAATCCATCTGAGAAATATAAAGAATCTGTTAAAACTGAGCTATTCGGATTGAATTAAGTCGTTTAAATCCGAAACGGTTGCTTAACCGTTGCTCAACCTAAAATACATAAAATCCAGTAATAACGCGGATAAACGACATTTTTAAATAATTTCCGCTGAATAGTACAACAAATCTAAAAGACCAGTAAACGCTTATGTTTACTGGTCTTTTTATTTTTGCAAAACGGTAAAAATCACCTGATTTCTTCTCGGTTGCTCAACCGTTGCTCACCTTTTAATAGGTCATCTCCGTAAGGTAGCTTATTCACCGCATCAATATATTGTTGTAGTGTTTTATGAGTATACACATCTGCTGTGATATTATCCTTGTTAGCGTGGCCAACAATTCTCTTAATAATGATCTCATCAATACCTATGTTGCTGCACATCGAGATAAAGGTGTGTCTAGTATCGTGTGGCTTGTGCTCGCCTAGGTTCCATTCTTTACATCTCTTTTGCAGTTCCTTACGATAAATGTCCTTGTGTATCACACCATCTAGTAGGCACTCGGAGCGTTTAAATTTTGCTTGCTGGTAGAGTTCCTTGATGAAAGGGGAGATACATTCCGCAATAGGGATAGCTCGATTACGGCCTGCTTCTGTTTTAGAGCCGCCGGTCATATAGCGTTCCTTAATATGGATGTCATTAACTCGGATTGTTTGTAATTCATTTAATCTGAGCCCTGTGTAGGCGTATATGAGTGTTAGCTTGGATATTATATCATCAGAGTGTTGCCAAAGCTCGTAGAGTGCTAAATTCGTAAATATGTTAGCTTTTTTGATTGGCGTCGCATTTTTGTTGATAATAATATCGGAAAGGTAGTTGCGCGGAATGACTTCCTGCTTAACTGCGAGAGTACCTACAGAAACTATGATCGCTTTAATTAACTTCTGATAAGACTTTGTGTGCGTCGAATTATCGAATATAGACTGCAGATGAGCCGCTCTAAGATTTTTCATTTCGATATTGAATAGATGCTCTACTAATTTTCGCACAACGTGCATGCTTTTAATTCGCCCTTTAGATAGCCCTTGGCGTTCAGCTTCTTCCATACGCCAATCAAAGCACTGCCCAAAAGTAATTTTGCGTTCCTCCTGGATTTGCGGATTACTAGAGAATAGGGCAAGGGCATTATATGCTTCTTTTTGCGTGGCAAAAGTGCCTATGGATTTCCGCAAGGGTTTACCCTCAGAATTGTATCCAAGAGTCACCACAGCTCGATATGGCTTACGTAAGGCCTTATGTTTCATCTTATATACGGTGCCAGTACCGTTGGCACGTTTCATGGCCATAATTTCATACCTCCTATAACTAAGCCCCTATCTGAGTAGTATCGGATAGGGGCTTTACTTTATTAATCATTTGTCTTATAGACTAATTTATTTTCTTTATCCATAAGTTCTGCTAATTTATCAGTGGTAATAGGTATTTCAATTTTATCGCCATTTCCATTAATAAATTTAATAGTATACGGTGGGTTCATAATTATTTGTTTGGGGATTGCATAGTAGACAAGGGCATAGCTATGCGGCATCATATCATAGATTTTGGTATTCATCGCTACTGGGATTATATACTGATTGTCCTTTTCTATAAGTAATCGTTGTGATGGTAGTTGAGGCATTACTGTACCGGCTAATGGATTCTTTAGATGAAGTGCATATGTAGCTATGTATACATAATCATTACTGTTTAGTATGGCTTTCTTAAAAGATTCGTCTGGAAAAATCAGACGATCGTCTTTGGAATATGATACATATTTAGTGATTGTAGCTGGGGTAATTAATACCGCGGCGCCACCAGCTCCACTCCGAAGTTCAACTCCATAATTAATTGGGCTTTCAAGTTTACGATCAGTTTTATAATTTTGCCCGGTGCTCCAGATTTTATCATACATTTCTGGGGTTACATCAATAAATTGTGCAAATGAAGAACTAGCAACTGTTGCAAATAATGCCGCGATAGATAAAATTTTATAGAATTTCATTGTTTATCTCCCTTATTAATCTCCCTTATTAATCTCTTACAAAGTCACATTGTACATAACAACCTTACCAATCAGGTATAAGTCATTTGTATTCTCGTAACTAAATATGATGTCCCGAAATGCCATATCCGAGCTATCAGGTTTAAATACAAATTCTTGATGCTGTTTGTCATTGTAGAATCTTTTAACTGTATAATCCCCTCCATTCTTAATAACTACAATATCTCCGTCATGGATATCTGGTAATTCTATATCTCTTAATACGGCGATAATAGCACCGTTTTGGATAACGTTGTTCATGCTTTCACCGTTGACAGTCATAAGTAATATATTTTTATTGCCTGCGTAACGACCCATCATGAAATCAGGGATAGATATAGTAGGCATGAAGTTAATGGCGTCTATCGTGGTTAACGCGCCCGCTGATACAGATGCAGGTACGTAGTGATAGGAATTCGTGTTCACTGTTAATTTTTCTTCAGCATCTAAATTGTCCTTTAGCAGGTCCATGATACTGACATGTAGTATATCTGCCAGTTCATATAATTTACCTACTGGCGGCTCGGCCATTCCTGTTTCCCATTTCTGAATAGTAGTAAATGATTTATACCCGAGCCGTTTAGCAATCTCATCCTGTGATAAGTTTCTTAATTTCCTAAAGTACCTAATATTATCTGAAAGTTTCATAATATCCTCCTCTCGATCTCCCAAACTTATATACTAATTATATAATGCATTTGAATTAAATTCAATTATATTTTATATTTTTTATCGTAAACTTGAAAAAAAATCAAATTCGTTATTGACACTTGAATTTAATTCATGCTATTATGAGGTCACGATAAGGAGGTGGTAGTAATGCCAAACAAATTTTATATTTCCGAGTTGAGGGCTCGGAAAGGGGCAACACAGGCACAAGTTGCCGCCGATCTTGGCATATCTGTTGCCACGTATAATGCGTGGGAAAAGGATATATCCAATGTGGCCATTAGTAAA